TCTGTTAAATGTTAAGTTGGTGTATGTCTGAATATCATAAAGATATAGATCCCATTGAGTTGCTGCACCAGAATATGCTGCATCAGTTAAATTGAAAGTATATACTCTTGCTTTACCAATAACACTTCCACCACTTCCATCTCCTTTAAACTGAGACTTTAATTCAATTTCTGCATTTTCTTCTGCTGCACCGGCAACATTATTAACTCTCAAGAGATGTCCCATCTCAAAAGGAACATTAATAGATGATACATTTTGAGTATCTCTTGGTTTTTCAACGTCAATTGTTACTGTTGAATCCAAATCAACATCATATCCGGCAACATATGCTTTTCCAGGTGACACCTGAATACACATTAAGTCGTCAGATGGAATATTTCCTTCTTCTGTAATTTCATTTTCTAAAAATAAACCATCATTATCAATTCTATTATTTAAGGAATCGAGAATATTTAATCTAAACTCATCAACCGCATAATGTCCAGATTCATCAAAAGTTCTTTCTGCAATATAATCTCTGATGATATTGTAAACAGTTTTATCAACTACTTTTTTTATCTTCCCATCATCAACTCTAAGAATTTCTATGAAATCAGTATCATTTAAATCTGTTAATAACTTTTTAGTTAAAGTTAATGAGATCTTAAATCTATCGGCACCAGGTGCCGCAAAATTTGTAAATCCTTTTGCATTATCGTATAATGTTTCATCGTCTTTGGCAGAAACTATTGTTTCTTCTACTTTCAATCCAACTCTATATGATGGATTATTTGTATAATAATCCAATATTAAAGTTTGTTTAGAAACATTGACGAATGTTCCTCTTACAAAATATACCCCATTATCGATAGATGCTGAAGAACCAGTCGATGTTGCATTTAAAGAAATCAAAGATGCAAATACTGTTCCGGAAGGTATTGTAGTATTTCCATATACTACATTTTCACTAGAAAATAAAGATTCTCCATCTTGGAATACTAAAGTTTCTGAATCAGTACCTGCTTGAGAATATTTTACATATATTGTTACATCGTCTACGAGATCGCTTTCATTAGTTAAAACTACATTTTTAACTGTAGCAGTTACTCCAGAAGATTGTCCCGTTATAGTTTTTCCAATAAAATTTTTAATATAAACAGAAATGTCAATGCCTAAATTTATTAAATTAAGTTTTACGGCAGAATAATCGTTATCAAAGGTTATGGATCCAGGAAGAACCATGGAACCTTCTTTAAAAATATTATTGCCAAAAGACTCTACTTGATTTTGTAAAATAGACTGGAGAGTTGTTAATTCTCTAGCCTGAACTGGATATCCTGGTTTAAATAAGACTTTATGAAAGTTTTTATTCTTATCATAGTCATCATAATATGGGCTGATATTTAAGTCGGTTTTTTGTGCCATCTTTTTTAGAATTCCAGAATGATTTTAACGTCTTCTTTTTGTCTAGAGTCTCTCTGAACAATGGGTCTATTGTCAATGTAAATTATATCCCCCGTCTTTTTATTTATCTCTGGATTTGCAAGTCCATTTGTAAAAGTAACTCCCAAATTGATCTGCTTCGAATTCAATGTCATAACACTACCTTTTATTGGATTGATCATTCCTATGGAAAGTGGATCTGTAGTATTAAATCCTACTATATTTTTACTGAGATTACTATGTACTTGATCAATTTCATTTTCAAAAGATAATGATCTATCTTGATAATATTTTAAAATCTTAGTTTCAGTGTCAAATGAAGCAATATATCCCTTTGCAACTTTACCATCACTTTGCGTTTGCGTTATTTCATCTCCAACAGTTACTGATATTGAGTCTGTAAGTGCAATAGAATAGAGAGATGAAAATGTATTGCCAGTAAATGTAACTCCGGTTCCAGTTGTTGAAGAAGAAAAAGTTTCTGGATTTTTTATAATCCCAACTTGAGAAAATTTTGTATCTATAGGAAAATCTTTGGTCGAATCATCAAACCTTGCATACATTAAAACTTTATCAGTTCCTAATTCTGTGTAAATATCATATCCATGACCTTTAGAAGGTGGAATAATGGGTATTAACTTAGAACCTGTTCCTGATGTTTCACTTAAATCCAAAACCCCATAAGTATATCCTTTACCTCCATTTGTAACAGTTACTGAAGTGATGCTATTATCAGTTACAGTAATAGAAGCAGTTGCTCCGATACCATCACCTAAAATTTTTATACCAGACTGTGTTCCATTGGTATATCCACTTCCCCCATTTTCAATATATACTGCCTTAATCTGATTGTCATTACTTTCAGAGTTTCCTCCGTCTCTAATGACTGTATAATCCGAACTTGTCTCCCAATCGTTAGGAACAACAATATATTCCGTAGAATCAAATTTAATAACGTCTGCCGGAGATATACTAAACAAATATTTCCATCTATAACCATCAGAATATTTTACTGGTTCTACATCAGTATGTGTCGGTTCAATTGAAGAATTTGGAACAGTCGGATTAATTCCAGAGGTTCCATTTTCTATACAGACATAAACTTTAAAATCACTCGTAATCACATAGTAATTTGAATCATATAATCTAGCACTTTTTCCTTTAGGTGATAAATTGTCCGATCTATAATCATGTCTGTACATATCATAGGAATTATTTTCAACCCACTCAATTTTTCTTATAACCCTTCTAGCATTTTCTGTGGTAATTTTTTTCCCAAACAGACTAGTATCTCTATAATGAGATCTATATTGAAAATTATCTGTGGGATTATTTGCGGAACTTGTATTCCAATCAGAAGTTCTACCAAATCCAGTTGCGGTTGGATTTGATAAACCTAAAAATGCATAATAAGAATTATTACTGATAGACTCTACAAAAGAACCAGCATTCAATATTCTAAATTGATCTGTTACGAATGCAGCCATATTGATAGTTTTTTAGATATTTATACGATAATTTTATATTTCAATTTTGGGAAGTGCTCCAGTTTTTCTAATTCCAATTCCTCTTCTTTGAATCGTTGGGTATGTTGAAAGACCAGAAACAATATTTCCAGTAACTCCGATAGATATTGGACTTGAGGATCTTGTTCCTCCAGATAATCTTCCCCATGAATATTTTCCGACTGGATTTGATGCATTTCCAGTTGTCCCAATTCCGATTATATTAGAATCCGATTTTACATTACAAGTTAAGATTCCTATTGTAGAACTATAAGACCAATCTGAGATATAATATATATTGTCTAAACATGTGGTTCCGATACCAACAATTTCAGAATCTGAACTATTGATTGATGTAACTCCACTACCAATTTGAGTATCATAGATGTAAATAGGATATCCAGTTGATAATCCAGTAAAGTTATTGCTGGCAATCGTGAATTGAAGTGCTAATGGATTTCCTCCTGTTCCTGTAGTTGTTGTAATTCCAGTTACAATACCTGAGAATCCTTCAATATTAGTAAATCCTGTAATTTTTTCAATATTGAGATTTGGTGTTTCTGCAAATATAGTAGGGGCAACCGTATATCCAGATCCAGGATTTGTAATAGTGACTGAAGTAACAACCCCAGCAGTAACTGATGCTGTTGCTGTAGCAGTTGTTCCTACACCTACCGGAGAAGTAAATTTCAACTCTATAGTGGTTTGATCTGGGAGATATCCAAAACCTGGATTAGTCGTGGTTATACCACTAACCGCACCACCACCAATTGTGGCAGTAAATGTAGCAGTAATTGGATTTGTATTTTCAATAATTAATCCATCGCATGGTGTGGAGTTATCAGTATATCCATTATCTGTTTCATAACTAAACAGTTCAGAGTTTTCAATAAACACTTCAGTATCAGATGTAGATACGTCTTTAATAATTCTTGCCGTTGGGAAGACTAGAGATTCTAATATATCTCTCGATTTACTTACAAATTCTCCATTAATTTTTCTATCTGCTTTTTGTTTAGTCCAAGAAAGTGGTCTATAATTTATTTCATCAATTCCAAGTCCAAAATATCGATCAGTTTCAAATTTATCAGAGAATGATAAGTTATAAATCGTTCTCTCATCTTGTGTTATTGTACTTGGATATGAATTGTTACTTATAACCTGAACAATATCTCCAGTTTTGAGAGTTTCTTTTATATCTACCTGATTAGAGTCAACTCCTTTAACTCCTCTGTAAAAATAAATTTCAACTTCATCTTCAGGTAACGGTGCTTTTGTAAAGATGAATGATGTTCCACCCTCAAAAATGTAATTTGTTACTGGTTTTTGTAAAACACCATTTATAAAAATTACAAGAATATTATTAATATTTTGATCTACAGGAGAACCATCTTCAGCCTCAATACTGAGAAGTTCTCCATTATAAAGAAGTGGGAATCTAACTCTTGATCCATCTTGGAATTGTTTTATTGAATCGATGTAATCCAACTCTCCAAATGTCCAAGATGCAAAATTATCAGAGTATGTATCGACTACAGTGACTGTAAAATCGGATAATGGGAATGCTAAAGAAACATCTGTAACTAATCCTACAGGTTTAAATACATCACCTCTTCTAAACTTGTATCCAGGTCTTGAGAACTTGAATTCAGTAACTTCAAAATAAGTAGACCCTATTCCAGTAGTTGAAGATCCTCCAACTTTAATATCCATTAACAATCCAATTCCAGTATCGGTAGTTGAACCAATTCCCTCTCTATAAACTCCTGTAATAGGAAGATTATCATACGATGGATCAGATACAAATATTTGTGGATTGTTATATCCGGTTCCACCAGTACCAATATTGAAAGAAAGTGTTCCCCCAGCACCAACATTTGCTGTTATTGATGCAAGATCTCCAATATGTCCTTCTTCAAAGACGGTTACTCCAATAGAAACTAATCCATTATATCCAGAACCGAGATTATCAGTTGTTCCCAGTCCAACCGATACGATAGATCCTCCAGCACCCACAACAGCAGTTACAGAAGCACCTACAAGTGGAGCAAAACCAAGTCCTGGAGTAGATCCATAAGAAACTATAATTCCACCTCTAGGAGTTTCATTTTGATTTGTATCATAATCGGAGATTATATATTGAAGTGGATCATCTGGATTAGTAATTCCAGAAAATTCTGCAGTTGTTATTCCTGCAACAGAATCTTCTAAAATTTCATAATTAAATGTGGATGGATTGTTCTGAGTTTTTGGTGATTGATAAATGCTATTAATAAAAATAAGACCATTTGAACCCTCTGTTCCAATTCCAGTTGTATTGGCACCACCAACTTTTAAGGTGAAAGTTCTTCCAATTCCAGTAAATTCATCCGATATATCATCATAAACTTTATTATTATCATAATTAGATTTTAAGAATACTCTACCACTGAATGATGAAGTTTCGAAATCTAAATTATTTTTGGTTTTGTCAATTTGTGGATTTCCTCTTGGAGATTCGGTAAAATAAATTGCATCGTCTACAATATTAAACGATCCTTTATAGATTGTTACTGCAGATAAATCGGAATGTGTTGATGCAGAAGAACCAACAAATCCTCTATCAACTTCTACCAATTTTAGAGATCCACTGTTTGTAATTGGGCCAACATTAGTTGTTCCTAATCCAACATTAGTCACTCCCATATATTCATTATCAATCAATAATATATCTTTTGGATTGATGCTAGAAATTCCTGTTAAAGAAACAATAGTGGTACTAATTCCTAGTGAACCTCCAACATTTCCAGATAAACTATGTGCTATTCCAGTAAATGCTAAAGGATATTGAACCAATTCATCAATAGTAATGATACATTTAGAATTTCTTTCTGCCATAGTAAATCTATGTGCATTTCCTTCTCCAAGAGAGGTAAAAGTTGTTCCAATACCACTATATGCTGCTCCAACAGTCGTTGCAACTTTAAATGTATCTTCTGTTAATTTAATTGCATATACTGTAGATGGTAATTCTCCACTAGGAGTAACTATTGCACTAGTTCCAACTCCAACAAATGTTGAGTTGGGAGTATATATTAATTCTTCTCCAGTTACAAAGAAATGATTTGGAATTGTAAATATGCCAGTTGTTGCTGCCAGAGAAACTGAATTTGGATTGAACTCTTTTGAGAAAATAGGTATATTATTTTCTCTCAATACGAAATTATTTTTATTAATTCTATCCAAATTAATTGCATTATAGAATTTTTCATCAATACTTTCCGTCACTGAACCATAATTTAAATCCGGATAATCATTTACAGAATCTAAATCTGTGTACAATAATTTACTGAATACTTCAATATCAATTTGACCAACTTGAGATGCGTCTGGATAGAATTTAATAATCATATCACTTCCAGTTATTTCTCCCCCAAAAGTTCCAATTCCTACTGCACTATCTAAAATTTCTGTGCTTCCTACCGAAATTAATGGAGACTGTTGAATGTATACATCAGTGCCATCATGTACGGTCATAATCTGATGAAGTGCCTTTGTTGAACCTGCACTTACTTGAACTAATGTTTTTGATGCATTAAAAAGATTTTTATTTGTAGATTCGATAGTTGTTGCAGCTGCTGAAACCGTGGAAGTATAATTTGAACTATAGATTATACTTCTTTCTTGTCCATCAGATTGTCCTGAGGATTTAATTCTATAAGTACCTATTCCAACCGAAGTCGTACCAAATCCAACAATATTGGTTTGTATTTCAATAGCATTTGGAGAATTATTTTCATGCGTTAAAGAAAGAATTCCACTATCTAAATTTGGATAGAAAGTTCCTATTTGATTTCCAGTGAATGAACTCAGAGCAGATCCATCAATATAATATTCAGAAGTGAATGTATCTGTGCCATCATGTGTTATATACAATCTTATGTAATTTGTGTCTTTAGTAATTGTATCTAAAACTAAAGCATTTACATATAAAGATTCAAAATTGGAGGAATCTAAAGAAACTATAGTTGTGGTTCCAAGTCCAACCGATGTAGTTTTAATTCCAATTAAATCGACAAATCCAACAGATTCTGTTCCGACCCCAGAGTCAAATACTTGTCTAATGACTTTTACATTATAATTTGTATCATATGGATCCACTGGATAGAATCTTAAAAATGTCTCTTCAAATTCATTAGTATATAAATCAAAAGAACCATATTGTTCTCCAACTAAATGTAAACTTGTTGATCCAAGACCAACTATAGATTCATTTTCAACAATAACAGTGTCAACTCCATCACTAAGAATAGTTACATCAGTCAATTGAATTTCACTACCATCTTCACTAGTTACTCTAAAAAGGTAATTGTAATATGTTTTATCATCTACTTCTTCTATAGATAAAAATTCTGTATTTTGAGATTCTGAATTGGAAAATTCATTACTAATATCATCAATATTCAAAACATTCATATTTTTTAGTTCAACATAATCTGCAATTCTTTTGTTTTGAAGTTTTATAAACTTTGATTTTGAATCAACTACATCAACATCAATAACATTATCAAAGTTATTAATAGTGTCTACTCTCTTTTTATCAATTACATCATAAACAATTGTGAATCCATCATTAGATTTTCCTAAACCAGCATTGACATTAGAAGATACTTGAGTATCTGCAAAGTTCTTAAGTCCACTTGTGTGAACTAAACTCTCGACTGGAGATTGTTGGTCTTTATAAGTTATAGAACTCTTTACAGAATATGAAAGATTTTGGTAATAATCATTATTTGGAGTAACTTGGTAGTCTTCGCTCAACTTACCAGTTTCATTATCCCAACCAATATTTTTCAGATTGGAATATCCTACATTAAAAAATCCTGAAACTTCATCGATTGTGTTTACTGTAGCAATATTTCCGGATTGATTTCCAACAATAACTTCACCGACCGATAAATCATATTGACCAGAAACTTTTAAAGTATTTTCATCACTTGCCGACACTTTCAAATCTCTGACTGTTCCATTCGAAGATAGAGTTTCTCCGATTAAAAATTCTGATATTTTTTGGGATATTTCAAAAACAGGATAATCGGTTTTATTAATAATAGTTCCACTAAAATCTTGAATCGTTTTTGCGATGCCAGTATTTGTGGTAAGACCACTAATGTTTATTGTTACTTTATCATTAATTGATGATGTTGAATCATAATTATATACAGTAAAAAACTTATATCCATAATCTGAAGAATTGAACCCATCTCCATCAGAACTATATTTCTGTATTCCTTCAATAAAGACCAAATCATTAACTTTAAATGGAACAACCCTAAAAGTGGTTCCTGTTCCAGTAACTGGAGTAGATATGTAGCAAGTAAAAATGCCAGAATTTGAAGATTCTACTTTTTCAATAGAAATGCCATTACTATTATTGATTGTAAATAATTCTACAGTTTCATCAGGAAGACCCTTAGGTGGCACTACAATTTCTGCAGAATTTATGGCATTTTCAGATACACTAAAGTTTATTAGTCCAGAATTAATAACACTTCTATCGGTAGAATTTACAATTACAGAATTTGGTGATGATGTATATCCACTTCCTCCACTAATAAGTGATATCTGATCAATAGTATTTGTGTTTTTTAGTGTAATCTTTGGAGATATATTAGCTTTAGGTCTAAGAGTTTTATCTGACGAGTAAGTAAATTTATTACTAATAACTTTAGTTTCTTTTGTCGAACCAATTTTATTTGACTTGACATTTACAATTAAGTCAGATCCAGAAGTTGAGTTTGTAGACTTTAAAGTTGGCAATCTCTTATATCCAGAACCTGAAGATAAAATATTCAAAGAATTTACAGAACCGGAAGATAAAGTTGATGTTGTTGAGTATTCTAATAAATCACATTCTGTTGACCCATAAGAAACTCTTTCTGGTTTTTTGGTTAAATTTATATTGAATGTTGTTGTTCCTATTCCACTAATCACATATGATCCATTATAATCACTATTAACAAATTTTATAGAAGAACAATTTACTACATCAATATCGGAGTTAATTAAAGTTCCATTTTTTTCTAATGTATAATATAAATTTTGAGGAATCTTAGAATCATAATTGATTGTTAGTGACGCATCTGAAGAAACTCCAACTGTTCCCACTCCAGAAACATTAAATACTGAAGATTCTCCTGTAGAAATAAATTGATGCTCAAATTTAGAATCTGTATAGATCTTAAGATTATAACCAGATAAAGAAGAGTCTGTTAAATCAAATTTTAAATCATTATTCTCAATTGGTCTCAATCTTGGATTTATCAACGATAATGTTTGGGAAGAACCACCAGTAGAAGCAAATCCTATAGTATTTGGGGGATTTTTTTGAGAATCAAGATATGTTTCACAAAGTTTAAATTTGTTATCATTAACTTTATATACAAAGTATTCCTCATATCCACTATCTTCATAAAGAACTTTATCACCAGTCTCTAAACCATGATTTGTGATTGTAATTTCATTTGTAGTTGTACTAATACCAGTGGAATTGAATCCAATTGGATTTACAACAACCGCATCAATTTCAGACTTATAAAGTACTCTAACAGCAGTTGAAGTGCCAATTCCTACTGAAAGATTTGGTTTTACATTTAAAGATATAGAATCTCCATTTTGAAGACTATGTGCCGTAGAGACAGAAACCGTTACTTGATGTTTTTCAACATCTCCAGATATTTGGGTATAATTTGACTCAAGTGAATATTGATCATTGTCGTCCCCATTAGAATGGAAATATAATTCTTCTCCATTTATAGAAGTTTTTAATCCAATAAGATTTGGGTTTTTGTTAACGACAAAGAGATTTGGAAATGTATCAATAAAAACTTGTGATGCGACCAATCCATCAGTAGAAACTATTAAAGTTGTTCCAGTCCCAACAACATAAGTAATAGATTGATTGGTTTTAAATGGATGATTATCAATATAAATTCCTTTAGATGGAATACTTCTAGTTACATTAGAAATATTACCAAAAACAAATGATGTACTATATCCAACACCATCAATTGTAGAAACACCGACAGATTCTCTTGGATTGAAGAATACTTTATTGTTTATTTTAGATTCAAATTTATCTACAGATTTGGAAATAGTAAAAGAGTCCGGTAAGAAAGAAACTGCTGTACCTATCGTATGCAATGTACCTACTGATCCTCTTTCAATTCTTAAAATGTTTTCATTTCTGAATATACCCAGAACTTTTAAGGTTTCTGTTCCAATACCAATACTACTACCAACTGATATTTGCTCCGGAATTGGTGCAACATAAATTTCTGTTGTAATTCCGGATGACGTTATTGTAGATAAACATCTTCCATTTGTATAGGAGGGAACTGAAATCTTATGTGTCCCATTTAAAGATGAAAGATTTGTTGAAAAACCGGATATTGTAACATAATCAAGATTAGAAAGATTGTGATTTGGTAATATTGAAACTTTTATTCTATTAGGAGAGTCCCAAGTAAAAATGGAATTTGGATAATAACTTGAGTTAGTATTTAATTCTGTAATTTGCTTTCCTTTAATTGAAGCAACACTAACATCCAATCCACTTCCTGAAGTGTTTGTATTATCAAAAACAAGTTGATCTCCAACCTTATAGTTGGATCCTGAATTCTGAATTTCTATTGATTCTATTGATCCTGATGTTACAGATGTTATTTCTATTTCTTGCTCTAAAACATCACTAGTCTCATTTACAAAATCATAATCAGCATTATTTTCAGATACTTTATATGGTAAAGTATTTCTCAGTAAATTTGAACTGTTAAAATCAAATGACTGATTTAAATCAGAATCTGAAATTAATTTTGATTTGTACTTATTTCCTATAAAATATGGAAATTGATTTATTGTTGCATGGTATGCATAAACTCCATTTGGGAATTGTTCATTTTTTTCATATCTTCCATTATGCTCATCCAAATCTCCACTTCTATTAAATTGATAATCTTCCACAAAAAATCCATTATCAAATCCAGAAGGTCTATCTACAACATTTGATACATTAAGAACGTATCCTGATTGTAGTTCTTCTATTCCCAATGTATTTTCTGGATCAGAATATCCATATGGTCCATATATTGGATTGCCATCATAAGCCCACCCAATAATTCCAGATAATTTATCATTCTCTTCTAAGAAAGAATTTCTTAAGTCTTCAAAATATTTCGATACTGAATATTGAAGTTTATCTTTACCTTCCAATAAAACTTCTCCAGATACAAATCTTTTACTATTCTCATTGACACGTAACTTTCTTATTTGAGGATCTAAGAATAGATTTTTTCCGGAGGAAGTGATAGTTATTTTTGTACTATTTTCATCATATCCAATGCCAGGATTAATGATTTTAACTTCTGATATTTGTCCATTATTGACTATGGCTCTCAATTCTGCTCCTGTACCACTTCCAGAAACAACTAAATCTGGAACTGAGTAATATTCAGAACCAACATAACTCAAAATAACGTTATTAATTTTGCCATCAATAATAACTGGTGTTAATTGTGCAGATTTTCCATTTTTTAATGTTATATTTGGATTTTTTTTAAAATTTAATATTGTAGATCCATATCCAGTTCCAGTCTCATAAACATATGCGTCTACAATTTTACCCTTTACGACTGGTGTTGTAATTAACTCTTGATATTGTTGTGTTATTGTTCCAAACCCAACACTAGTATATTTGATAGATACAGAAATGTCTGGATATTTGAAATATTGGTATCCAGTTCCGGTGCTACTTAGTGCTTCATATTTTTTTCTTTCATAATTTGAAATGATTGTTCCTCCAACTCCAGCATTGCACAATCTAAAAGAGTCATCATCAACTTTTAGGACATAATATTGATTCGTAGTTGTAATTCCAGATATAGAACCATTTTCATAACTATATTCTACAATTTCTCCATCATTAAATCCATGATTTTTAAAATTGATAGAATTATTAGTCGTTGATATTCCTGCAGGTTTAACAATGAGTTTTCTGTTTGTATATCCCTCACCACCATTAAGAATTTTGATGTATGAAACTTGATTTTTTACTGATGCTGTAGAAAATTTATGTGTTCCTGAAGATCCTGTGTAAATTCCTACGGTGTTTATTCCAGATCTTTGATCATTTAAAGAATAATATAATTTTATAGTTTTATTATTAGTAACTCCAACAAAATATGATGAATTATCTGGAAGATCAATGTTATCAGATATTGTTCCAATCTTTATAGGATTATTTCCCAAAGAATTATATACAATTTTCTCACCATTGACAAAATTGTGGTCAGTTAAAAATGCAATTTGATTGGTAGTTTGATTGACTCCACCACCACTGGAAAATTCGTCCGCATTAAATAAAACCTCTCTAGATCTTTTAACTAATACGGGGTCAATTACTGCTCCAGTGCCATTTCCTCCAGTAATATCAATTGAAACGATTTTGTCTATATTATAATCTTGAGAATCTACATATACTTTTTCAAAATTGCCACTAACAACTGGTTGAATTTTTGCCGTACTTCCAAGTCCAGATGCAACTTCAATGATAGGTGGATTTATTACGTCAAAATTTTCACCTCCAGAAAGAATATCAACATTTTCTATTGGACCATAATGAACTACATCTTTAGATTTATAATTATGAATTTCAACACCATTAATTAACATCCCAACTTTTCCTGGGGATGTTTCTGTTTTAGTTTCTTCTTTAATATTTTTCTCTAAAGGAAACTTTCTTAAAATCTTTTGTACTCCAAAAGTAGAATCTTTTTGAGAATATAGAGTAAATGTGTGAGTCCCAACACCCGATTGTGGGATTAAAAATGTTTTACTAGATCCAGATTCAATAAAAAATGGAGAACTATAAAGTTGAAACTGTTTATTACTTAAAACTTTAACGTAATATGATCCGGTTTCCAATCCAACCAATGATTCCGTTTTTGGAGAATAAAAAATTCTATCTCCAGTTAAGAAAGGTACACTAGAATCTACTTGTATGGTATTATAAATTCCATCTGAACTAACACCACCATCAAATTTAAGATTCTCATTATCTTGAGAATTATTAATTGTAAATGATTTGATGGTTTCGTCAATATTATGACGATAATTTGATATATTATTTTTTTCTTCTGATGGTAAAGAATTTGATGCTAGATAAGCATACTCATCTTTATCAACATAAAGATTTAGTACATCAGACAACAAAGATCCACTTGCAAATTCGGATCCTGAAGAATTTGTTTTATTTAATTTTCTTCTTACATCATATAACTTATTAGAATCTAGTGTTGGTTTATTTTCCAATCCATTAAGTGTATTCCCATCAATAGATGTAATGTAAATGTTTGATGAGACTACAGTTTCACTATCTCTTTCTAGTATTTCAATCTCATCCCCAACTTTTAAACTTGACCTATCAATGGCAGATCCTAATTCATAAGTGGCATTATTTAAAATTTGATGTCTTGTACTCGTATTGTATATAAAAGAATTTGCAAAAATTTCTTTCCAATTTGCATTCGTATTTTTAATCTTATCTCCAAGATTTTTGATCGTAACTATATCACCCTCATCTACCTTAAAGTTTTCACTTTCTTCTACTAAATCCTTTATGACTCCAAGGAGTATTAACTCTACCTTTTTGGATGTATCACCATCTTCATATGAATAATAAGTATCATTAGATCTAACATTTGATGTAGATAAAATTGTGGTATTAATGCCACTACATCCAAAAAACTGATTAACAGTTTTACTTGTATATGAAATTGTATTATTTTCGGAAATTAAAGTTCCTGATTCTGGGAAACTTAATGTAGAATCTACTGTTAAAATAGAGGATCCTGCCGATACACTTTCAGTTAATTTTGTGTTTGGGGTAATTTCAAAACTTCCTTCGACTGAAGATGAATTTTCATCATTACCAACATACAATTCAATTTTATAATAAGTTTTACCTTTCCTTGTAAAAGGTTCTATTGCAGAAATTGATGCATTAGTACCTTCATCTGTAGTTTTTGTAAGAGTCTGTCCAACTATTTTTGTAGGTTCTCCAGATATTACTTCTACAATTCCAATCTCTCTTTTAACATAATTTGCAGAAGAAGGTTTGATCAAATAATCTTCTAGATTTATAACGGAAGGAGTTTCCCCAAAAATAACCTTAAAAAGAATTTTGATGGATTCATCTGTTCCTTTTGAAGCATAAAAATCCTTTGCCCTTCTTATGAAGTTTCCAGCATTAATTTCGTCCACCAATGAAATATTTTCAAATCCTGGTGTAAATGTGGATTTTAATTTTTTATAAAATTCCTTTAAAAATAAAGAACTTAAATTTTGAACAGAAGAACTTGATGCGTGTTCTGCTGCAGTTGATGTTGAAAATACTAACTCTTCATTATCTAAATTTTGATGGTAATTTGTAATACCACTAAACCCACGAATACATCCTGTAAAAGAATTTGTTGTAATTCCGGTATACGTAATGATCTCATCATCTATTTTAAGAAGACCATACTGATTTGGAAATCCTTTAGTGCTAGAAACATTAACAGTCGTTTCTTCGGAATTTAACGAAGAACTTAATGTAGTATTATCAACAATAACTTCAGGTTTTAGATTATCTAACTTTAAGTATTGATCTAAATTATCACTAATATCAATTGGACCACCTTGATATTCTTGAGAGATATAATATTGCTTTAAAAATTCTAATGCCTTTGGACTTTCGTCCAAGACAAATTCTGGCAACTGATTGGAAACTATATCCTGAATCTTTACTCTAGATTCAATTCCAGTCTGTATCATATTACTTTCTTATTGAATTTCCGTTTGAATAACTTGATGTGTAGAAATCATTAACAAATCTGGTTCCTGATATTTCATCACCAGAAGCAACTACATCTCTTACCATATTTATTGTGCTTTTTGGAATACTTAATGAAATGTACAAATCTCTAAGACCAACAACATCATTAGATTCTGGGAATGCTTGAATCTCTATAATATTATTAGGAGATGAAGTTTCTGTAATGTTTAGTGTATTGATAATAATCTCTCCCTTCAAATAATCAACTGTTCCAACATTTTTAACAACAGTAATCATATCTCCATTGTCATTAAACTTGAATATTGAAAGATTTCCTGTTGTTGCTCCAATATTATTTGGTCTACGAAGAAAAACTCCTCCAGCATCAGATGCATTAGTTATACTCAAACCATCAGAAACAATATTAGGAATATCTGTAAAATAAACTGTGGATGATTCACCGGCAATTTTAAATCCTGTAGATTTAATATTGGATCCTTGCGGATTCGCATGAAATCTATTTCCAAAACACAGTTCATACTGGGTAAAAGTATTCAACAATACCTTTAAATCTCTGCGAATAATAACTTTCGTGATATTTGATGTAATTGCAGTATCCGTATTATCAATAACTTGCTGTATTTTACTATACCTAACTCTTCCTCCAAATTTATTTAAATCCAATGATTCTGAATATTTCTGAAGAGAATCAATAACTAATGTCTTTAAAGAATCTGAACTTGATACTTGAGAATAGTTATAATAAACAGAACTATCCAGTTCAACATAGAGTATCTTGAGATCTACTATTTTTTGATTTATACCAGAAACTGCGTATTGCTTCAATTTAGAAAGAATCTGAGTTTTATTGAAGTCGGAAACAAAAAGTCCATTCTTTGGTTTGATGCTGATTTGTACCGTGCCAAATTGTGGAGGATCCATTTGCTCCCCACCAACTACAGATACAGATTCTGTATTTGGATATATTCTTTTTATAATTGCCTCATAATCTCTTGATGTAACTGCCCTATATTGAGAAGAGTACAATCTTGGAGCATAATATTTGATTGAATCTATGGGCTCAATATCTCCACCATTAATTGATGATTGATTTGTTGTGATAGTAACTGTTCCTGGATCAATGACTTTCCCATTTGCAGATTCTAATGAACCTGAGAATGAAAAATTAGAAGCCCCATTACCATCTCTTCCGTCAGTAATAATATAGTTTGCTGTAATATATGTTCCGTCTCCATTTTCTCCCAATTTTTTACCAATAATTCCGTCACCAAATCTCAATTCATATCTTTCATCTTGAACTTCATTGAGGAAAAAGATTCTCGAATTTTTATCAACATCAAAAATATTTTCAGAAAGAAAGTATTCAATTCCTCTAGTACTTTCGGTCCCAATATAAACTCTGAGAGTTGATGTATCAATAAAAGAATTATTTAAAACAAATCTCTGGTCTAAAGATCCATCATATAAAAAAGTTTTAGTTAAAAATATTCCTTGATAAACATCAATATTGTTAAA